GTGAAAATAAATCCGACCATCAACATACCACCTACGGAAAAGATCATGACCTTTTTCATCAAATTTAAGAAGACGTAAGACTTCATCAAATTCGTCTGTAATTGTTTTTTTAATTTTACTTGAATATGGAATGTTGTCTAGAACGATTTGAACAGAGATATCTCTTTCGTTTGCAACAATGCCCTCATTTATGATATCTTCAATAGCAGTATCACACTCTGACTGTTGGGCAATGTCTCTATAACGATGAATTAAATCTAGGTCAGTTCTTTCCTTCCCATCAGTATTCAGATAGGAACTAAAAAAACCACCACCAGCTATATCTACTGCACCATCATCAGAGGATGGGGCGGTAAAAGATGTACCGCCCTCCTCTTTAGATTTGCTTATCTTGTATCCAAAAAGTTCTGCCATGATGACTCCTACTAATTGTTATATTTAGTAGGTTAATATTATACGAAAATACTAGTAATATTTTCTGGTCTTGACCCGAAGTTCACCTCGGAAGCTTCAAAGTGCTGATATCTCCATGTACACACAAACTGTTCAATCTGATCGCTAGTGCCTGCATCAAGATCAATTGATGAGATAGATGTAGGCCATGCACTTCTGAAAATATATGTTTTCAAAACTGTATCATCTCTGTCTAATTGTTGCACTGTTAAGTCTGTTTGATAATCAGCTAACGCTATAACACCAGTTGCTTCTGCAAGATCATTAATACCATTTGACCATAACTCTAATGAAGTTCTAAGTGCAAAATCAGTATCATTCATAAATGTTGTAGACCATTCTTCATCAAAAGTACGATCACCAGCAACATATATGTTCCTACCACGAAAAGGAATTGCAATTGCCGGAAGGGTAAAAGCTGGTAATACTGATGCTCGACATAAGAATGATGCTCTACGAACATCTAGTCCTATCGCAATACCCGAAGGCGGCGTAATTGTAACCCTAAACTGGTTTGACCTTGCACCACCACCAATGAGTTGTGCTTTAAAATCGTCTATTTGTGCCATGTGAAGTTACTCCCTAAAATTAAAAGCCACCAACTACTTCTTCAAATTCCACACCAGTACGAACTGCTACGAAATTAAGTGTGATAAAGTTAATTGCCCTTGCTGGTTTGATAAAGATATCACCAACGAACTCATTTCTATCTACGACTGCTTGTGTGTTGTTTGTATCATCACAGACTACCTTAAAATCAAAGATACCTCTACGACCTTCAACATCTCTCAAGAAAGGCTCGACTAAGTTTCTGAATGACGCTCTCGTAAATTCATCGTTGAACTCAAAGAGTTGGAATTTAGAAGCGGTTGCAATCGCTTTCTCCAGAACCAAGAACAACCGTCTTACGTTAATTCTGTCAAATGCACTTGGTTTTGAAAGTGCAGTTTTATCACCGAATAGAACAACACCTTGGCCGGGGAAATCAACAATGGGATTGACTCTCGCTCTATAAAGTTGATCTCTTTCAGTTTTATTTGGTGTATATGAGAGTTTAATAGCACCTCTCACATTACCACGATTAAGACCAGCTGGCGAGAACCAAGGATCAGCAACATTATCTGTGTAAGCACAAAGTCCAGCTGTATCGCCATTCATTGGAACATAGCGATACACATCATTGTATTTGTCATATATGTATTTGTATGAACTATCAAACACAACATACGAGGACGATGGGCAAAGGTCAAAAGCTTCAATAACATTGGCCGTAGCTGTAGTTGAACTTGAAACACCAACAGTTGCTGACCGATATGGAGAAACAAATACTACACAATCTTTTCTGTCTTCTACTAATGCAGTCAACATAGTCGCATGTACATCCTGTGAAGCCGCAGTATCAGCGGCTCCACCACCTTTTCCGCCAAGAATAAGATTAACATCAACCGTTTCTGTGTCTTTGAATTCATCATAAGCATTTTGAAGTTCACCGGCAGTTACAGCATAATCATCTGCGCCATTTTTTAGAAGCGTAGTTGTAGGTGTGTCAAGTGCAACATATGAAGTTACACCTGTCTCACCTTGAATTTTACCACCAGCGTCATTTTGAGCATCATTTGTGCCATCCAAGACGATATTATCGCCAGCATCTGTTCCAGCACCGTCTGAACCACCATCTTCCATTACGATACTTACGTCTTGACCATCAAAATCTGTGCCCCAATTGCTACCGGCAGTGTTATGATCCATCCAGTAAATATAACTTGAAGACCTAAATATTTTATCAGCGTAGTATACGCTATCACCTTGTGGTGATTTTCCTGCACTGTTTTTAGAAAGATTTGGGAAAGTTTCTAAGACAGCGTTGGTTCTATTTCCATTTGCCGTGACAGAGAAACCACTTATTTCTCCAAGATGATCAAACACAACAATGTGTATTTCATCATTAGTACCTCTTTTATTTTCAGTTGCAAAATCTGATGTGCCAGGAGCAGCATCAAACAAGTCGTAAAATCTCCAACGCCGACGAACACTTGTTCCAGATGCAACTTCAGTCTGTAGGCCCGCACCATTGGGATCATCCTTCAGTTTAATTGTAATTGTGCTTTCATCCGTAGATACGGCTGTAACTTGATATTCAAATCCTAGTGTCTCACCAAAGTTAACAATGTCATGAACATTAAAACCAGAAGCCGATGTTAAGTCAATAACAGTGGCACCAATAGACTCTGTTGCACTTGTTGTTGTTTTAGCAGTTTCCTCGTAAGCAGTTGATGTAGCACAGATGGAAACACCAAGACTATTTCCATGTGTTCCCGCTGTTCTTGCGGCCCACTCACCAACTGAAGCTTGACCAGCATTGAAATCAGATTCATAATGATCATCATCCCTGATAATAATAGATGTTCCAGATGCAACAGCGTTTGTAACACCAGATTCGCAACGAACAACACTCAATTGATCTGAATATTGTAAGAAGTTTGCAGCGGTAAAAAAAGTTTCAAATTGGTTGCTAGTGCTTTGTGGCTCACCAAAATTCTTTACTAGTTCTTCCTCACTGCCCACTCGTACAATAGAGCCAACTGGACCTTTTTCAAATGCACCAGCAATAGCACCAATTGTTGTTGGAACTGCTGGAACGATACCTGTAAGATCAATTTCTTTTACAGCCACGCCGGGAGATACAAGGAAACTCATGTCTTTACTCCTATATTAGACTTCAAAACGAACGAACTGAAGTCTATGTTATTTCAGAATATTTATAATAATCAGTTTTCTAAAACACTACTTTTATAAGTGTTATAACTTATAAATAAAATCATGAATGAACACTATGAAAAATACAAAGAGACAATCAAAAAGGTTGCTCGTAGGAATTACCAAAAAAGAATTGTTTTACTAAATGATTTTTTGTCAGAACAATCTTGTATTCATTGTGGAGAAAGTGAAACAATTTGTCTTAAATTTCATCCACATGACTCACAAATTCGTAAACTAACAAAACGAATGGGCACAAATAATGAAAGCAGAAAAGAGATATTTCATCTAATAAGCCAATCAAAAATTCTGTGTTCAAATTGTTTTATCAAAGTTGATAACGATTTGATAGAGTTTATATAGTTACCAGTTTGTGTTATAGTCTCTGACAACAGTAGTCCATCGTGTCCCATATTCATCAATTTCATCGTCAAGAGGGTCATCTATACCATTCAATATAAAACCAAATGGTGCCATATCCTGTTCTAGTGCGTCTTGTTGTTCCTTCATCATAGTCATCCGTATATCATTATCAGTTAGTTCTTTAAAATATGTTTGATCTGTAGCCCAACCAAACATAAACATACAAGCAACTAAATCATCATTACATCCATCATCAGCAGTGTATGACGCTCCTTTACTAATAAAGGTTGATAATTCATTGACACAATCATAGTCTTCAACAATAAGTTTGTCATCCTCAATTAATTGTTTGAGATTTGAACATCCAATCTTCTTCACAGCTTTAGTCGTTCTTACCCCCAATTGTGCTCGACCCCCTGAGAAGCCCGCTCCAAGGACTTGTCCCGCTCGGCCACGCATGGAAGCCATAACTAGGTTGTCATACTCCAAATCAAACTGTAAAGTATTTGCGACCTGTTCCCCTATGTCATTTACCTCAACCATTACATATGCGTTGTTGTATGCCTTCGCAACTTCGTGTATCTTGGTAGGAAACAGTAGTGGTTTTATTTCGTTGTCCCTAAACTTTGCAACTATCTTATATGGAATCTCTGTAACATCAAACACCACAAATGCAGAATAATCATTTGCTGTTCCTCTAGAAACGTCAGCAGTCAGCATATATGTGCGGTTCTCTTCTGGACGAACATGAATATCTATTCCAACATTTGAATGAATAGGTGTTCTATATACAAGTTGTTTTAGTTTCATAGAACTTATTAGGGTATCTATTGACCCTAGAAACTCACATTCAAACTCTGAATTGAACTGTGATTGAGAGGTATTTCGTATTGTTTCTTCTTTCCAAACCTCATCTCTGCCAGGAACTTCACTCCAATGAACTTCTATGGGAATGTAATCGTTTCTTTTTTCTTGTGCATCCACCCATATTTTATAAAACATATTCATACCGTGAGGTGTAGAAACAATAATAACTTTTGTATTCTGACCAGATGTAATTGTAGGATAAACAGAAGCAAAGAACTGTTCTGCAACATTAGATGGAACGAAAGCAAACTCATCTAAGAAAATTATGTTATACGAACCTCCTCGAATGGCACTTGAAGATGTGGCAGCTGCTATAATTTTACTACCGTTCTCTAACTCTATGTTACCTTTGTTCCAAGCTATGATACCTTGTTGCATCCATTTAGGAAGGTTTTCATATGCAAGTTGTAATCGACTAAGAATATCTCTGGCAGTTGAGGACTTGTTTGCAAGAACAGCAATATTTACATTTGGATTAAATAATGCATAGTGTAAAAGATAACTGATAATTGTAGTTGATTTACCTGACTGTCTAGGTAGTTTAAATATACTAAACCTATTATCATGCATGGTTGAAACCATGCCTCTTTGAAAGTCATACATCTCAAATGGAACAAGGCCCTCATCTAGTGAGACAATCTGTACATAGTTCTCAATAAAATAAAGAGGGTCTTGGGCACACTTATGATATTCTTTGATATCATCTTTTGTAAACTCAACAGCAGTATTTGCTTTCTTGAGATTAGGATTGCCCAGATATTGGTTTTGGTCAGTCATTGTTTAATATTTATCATTATAAAGAAATCTGTACTCTTTGGGTATGAGGTCTTTGGTTCTGAAATAAGTTCCATCGTCTAGAGCCAACTTCATAGCCGCTGGACTATTTCTTCTTTTTTGTCTAAACTCATATGTATATTCATCATCTGTTGACCCAACCAGAATTTTTATAAGTGAAGCTTCTTTTGTTTTATTTTTTCTATATGATTCATCCTTTACATATTTGTTTATATAATCTTTAGCTGGTTGTTTATATGTTTCCCAAGTTCCATTGTGTTTTATGTCATGATTAACTATTGACCATTTCTGAAAATATTCAGTGTTATAGAAACTTAGAGTAGACTGCCATTTTGGACATGTCGTATATGTGAATATCATACGACTATCCACATCTTGCCATTTTAATGAAAAATTTAACCACCAGTATAAGTCGAAAATATTAACTATTTCTACTGGTGATGATTCGATATGCTCACTCAAAACTTCAATTAAGTTCATTCTTCTATTTTCAAAATGTTTCAAATCATCTGA